ATCGCTTCCGTTGGGGTGATCCGCGCAACACCCTTGTCGGTCACATTCCCAGCAATGGGGATCCAAAGGAACTTGGACTTGGTGGGGCGAACGGTGCCGCCGAACTCCTGCAGGTTGGCGTACTCGCTGCCGGGGCCTTCGGGGTTGATGTCGAGCACCAACCCGCCCAGGAGCGGGGACTCGTACAGGCGCGAACGCCACGAGCGGGCAAGGTTGCCGGTACGCCGGTTGACGCCTGGACGGCCCGACATACGCGTCGTGGTCAGATCGTCGATGTACTTCTGGCCGTGCGCCTCCATGCGATCACGAGCCACGCGGCGGAACTTGTCGCCAAACATGAGGAGTGCATTTTGCGCGTTCGTCGAGAGGACTTCGATTTCCGTGATGACGCTCATGCGATGGCCCACTTGTGAGCGTAGGGCGAAATCGCGGTCACGACAGCGGCCAACAGATCGAGGTCGCCTACCCATTGGGTGGTACCGTTGCCAAGATCCGTCGAGTTGCGGCCCAACGATGCGCGGCGACTCCATGTGTAGATGACCTGCTGAATACAAGCGCGTTCGAGGTCAGGGTAGTCCGTGTAGAACGCCGCCGTATCCGCCGCCATGCCTCCGGAGTACGCCACGGACAAGTATCCGCCTGCGCCCGCGTAGTCGGGGATCAAAAGAGCTTCGCCGCCCGCCTCGATCTCGTATGCACTGGATGTAAGCGTGACGGCATCGCGGGAGAACAGGCCAGAAGTCGAGAACCGAACCGACGTGATCGACGCCGCAGGGCCATTCTTGAGGCTGAACCGCGCACGCATCGGGCATCGGCGGGACTCGACTTGTGCACCCACCTTGACAGCCCTGGAAAGCTGGTTTTCAAGCATCGCCGACACGGACGTGATCAGCGTTCCCAGGTCTGCGATAGCCTCGGTGGACAAATTGGCGGCAAACAGGTTTGAAGCTGCTTTGACGCGGGTTGTCGTTGTCCAGTCGAGAACGGCCATGCTTCAAACCTCAGAAGGGAAAGGGAGCCGCCCCAGGCCCACCGAAGCGGACAAGGGGCGGCGAGGAGGATTACAAGACCGCGACGTTGTAGATCACGCCGAACACGCCAGGGAAGTACATGGCGAGCACGGAGTCAACGTAGACGCCATACTCGTACTTCCTCGACCGGAGAGGCCAGTCGATCTGGTGGTAGTCGCGCCGCACCTTCAGCTCGGTGGGGGCACCGATGTTGGTGTATACGTACTTCGACGGCACTTCCTTGCAGGCGAACAGGATGGTTCCGTCCGGCATGTCGGGATGCACGCGGATGCGCAGCTTGGTGCCGGTGATCTTGTTCAGGTACATCGGGACCACGACGCTGTTGATGACCTCGGCAGATCCACCAGCGGCGTCAGTCGTCAGACGGAAGATCGATGCGCCACCGTTGGCGATGATGATCTTGTTGATCGACTGGATCGTGTTGGCGCTTGCCCAGATGGTATCCGGCGTGACCTTGTTGGAGCGCCAGATCGTAGCCAGGGCCGTCTCGAACTCGAGGATTCCGCTTGCTCCGTCGCTGGTCAGCTTGGTGCCAACGCCTGCGGTGCCGGTAGGCATCGCGTAGGTGTAGCCGCCCAGCTTGATCGCGGAAGTGATCAGGCCGTCGTATGCCAGCGTGGTCACCGACTTGTCGGCAGCGGGCAGCGCGGATGCGGCCTGGTTGCCGGAAGCTGGAAGCGCCGTGATCTCGACGGAGTTGATCAGGGTCACGCTGTGGAACTTGGTTGCGGTGGTCAGGCCGACGTACCATGCGTACGCGAACGCTCCAGCCTTCGCCGCGACGGTTGCAGTGATCTTGCCGGCTCCCGATCCAGCAACGATCACGTCGGCAGACTCGGCAGAAATCTGAGCCGCGCCGCCGGGGATGGTGTCAGTCGATCCGTCGGCGTTGGTGCGGGTGTACTCGAGCTTGATCCCCGTCGCGGTCGCGGCCATGTAGCCATCGAACGACAGGTACACGCACTGCACCTTGTAGGTCGCAGCCGCAACCGATCCGCCGGTCGTTGCTGGGGTGCCTGCGGGCGTCGCTGTGGTGCCCAGGGCGAGCGAGGCATTGCCACCGAGGAGCATACGCTCTTCGCCGACCATGACAGCACGGAGGGTTCCTTCGACCGCCTTCGCCTTCGCGTCGTCGAACCCCTTGGCCGCGTAGTCCGCTTCGAACGAAACGCTGGTCTCCATGCCCTGGCCGATGTAGGTTGCAGCCTTGTCGGCAAGCGTTGGGGTGATGACTGCGCCGCGATTGCCTTCAGACACACCAGGAAGCACTCCAAGCGAGTTGTCAGCGGTGAAGATCTTCCAGTTGGTCGCGGTGCCGCCGTTGCCCTGTACGCGAGGAATCTCGTTGCGGAGAGGCGTGTAGTTTGGAACGATCAGCTTGGCGGGCGCCTGGAGGTCGTAGTTGACGAGTCCGAGGGAGGTTGTGAAACCAGCCTTTGCAAGCTCGTTGTCTCCGATGGGTGCGCCGTGGGCCTTCTTTAGGGCCTCGATAGTCTCAGATGTGGTGCTCATATTGTTCATCCTTTCAGATGCGAGTGGGGTTCATGTGTGCGAGCTTGATGGCGGCGAGTGGATCGCCGTTTTCTGCGGCCTTTCGCAATTCGTCCAGATGGTCATTCCCACGAGGGGTCAGGCCATCGTCCGCCTTGTCAAGCACGCGCAGGTGCGGGCGCTGCGTGACGGGAGCCACGGGCGCGGATTTCGTGAGGGCTTCGAGGTGGGGAGCGAGAGCGGCGGTCACCGCTGCAGCAATCCGACCATCGATATCGTCCGACTTCTGGAGAGCACCGACGGATTCAGCCTTTTCGGCTTCCTCGTCTTCGCCCTTGGCGTAGGTGTCGATGTAGGACTTGTGCAAACTGTTGCACTTGGCAAGAGCTTCACCTAATTCTGTACGCAGAGCTTTCCTACCATTCCGCGCGGCCTTCAAGAAGTCGACGGATTCATCGGACTTCCCGAGTCGTCCAGCAGTCCCTGCGTGGTAGGATGCTTGCTCCTTGTGGTGGGCAACCATCTTGGTATTCCCGACCTTTGCGTGAGCAGCGGCGGCTTGCCTGTGGTAGTTCGCAGCTGCACGGTGTGACGACTTGTCACCCGCCTTGTGCGCCCGCACGCTGGCAAGATGAGCCGACCGAGACGCGCCGTGATGCGCTCCAGCTTTCCCGCCGCGACGATGCTGGTTCCCCCGGAACGGATGGCCGGGAAAATCGCCCTTCTCGACAGAAATTGGTTCGCCGTCTTCGTCGGTATCCATGTCGGTTTCGGATGCCGCGCCGATCATCGCGTCAATGTCGGTCGAATCATCAACCGTCAAACCGATGTGCTCGCCAAGTTCTTCGGCGAGGTACGAAAGAGCAAGTTGCCCGACTTCGCGGATCTGTTCTTCCAGATCCGCGCCAATCTTGCCGCCTTCGCCAATGCAGTTGTGTAGGTACTTCAGATCCTGCACAGCTTGGATCAATCCCTTTGCTTCGTACAAACCTTTATTAAATTCCGGCGTTTCCACCGAGCTTGTTTCTGTGCTCATATTGTTCTCTCCCTGGTGAAATGCTTTCTGCTCGGTTGAGCCGTCGGCCTTGAGGACTTCAAAGAATCCGGCAGTGGGGACACAAGGGCGATCAACAAGCGAGATTTCTGACGGTTGCGCGGTGTAGCGCGTGACAGCCCGTCCGGTCGCCGTAGTGACGGTTGGATCGGGCCACTTCTTCGCGTAGCTGCCACCCATCGAAAAGCCGGTGTAGACACCTTCCTGAACCTTCTTCCAGTCGCCATCGTCCACGACCTTCACCGCGATGTCGACCGCCTTAGCTTCGTCGTCAAACGTGAGATCCACAACCTTTCCGGAGGCAGAATCCTTGCGATGCTGGGCGCGGATATTGCCTTTGGAAAGCCCGCTCGATGCGGCGAGGGTTTCGTCGCTCCATGCCTGAATCAGAGGCTTGGACGAGTCGTAATCCATGATCTCGCCGGAGCGGTCAAGGACTTCTTGCGTGGCTCGTCCGTAGACAAGCCGTCTTTCCTCATCCACCTTGCGAAGCTGGAAAAATACGTCCATCATAGAGCGCCTTCCTTGACGACAGGGATCACTCGGCATCGGCAATGCCCGTGCGCCGGGGCGTGTTGTGTGTTGGTCGCGACGAATACCGCCTCAAGCGGAATCACCCCTTCATCCTGCGCGGCAACGCAGCGGGGGCAAGTGTCCCCGCCAGCCGTCGACCACCTCTTGCGATCCACCACGCCCGAAGCGCGGTAGTACGCCATATTGCCCTCTTCCTGGGCTTCGGCAATCTCGGTTCGGGCAATGTTGTTGGCGCGCGCAATGCTGAACGCTTCATGCGTTCGGATGCTTTCAGCCAGCTTGACGGATGTGGAGCCTTTTTCGATGGCCTCGGAAACCTTGGACCGGAGCGCGTCACGCATCGACGCATCAATCCGGTAGGCGGCATTCGGGTTCTCGATCAGCTTGCCGTCTTCCCACTTCATGCCCACGAGCCACGCGGCGCGGTTCTTTGCCCAGATCTTCGCGGGGGCCAGTACATCATCGGGATCGACGACGCTTGCCTCCTGGACCTTTGCCGCGCCCTCGTAGACGCCAGCGACGGCCTTTGCCGAAATGGTGGGAGACACGGCGCGGACAAACCGCTTGCGGTCGGCGTCGGTCATGAGGGTGGATGGAAGCGTCTTGCCCTCCGAGATCGCCAGTTCTGCACCCTTGACGGCTTTTTCAGCGGCGGACGCAAGGAATGGATGAACGACTTCGGAAAGCGCGATCTCCTCCGGCGTCATGTCGGGATCGACCGTGTCCGCCTTGGCCAGCTTTTCGACGGGTTCCGTCTTGGCGGCGACAGGCGCGGGAACCTCGACTTTGTGAGCCTCGACGCCCGCCATTTCTTGGGCGTACTCCACCGAGATGATGCCCGCGTTCTTGAGGGCAACAACGCGCTCAATCTTCTTCTTCGGATCTTCAAGCGCTGCAAAGTCCCACTTGAATTCGTAATTGGTCGCGCCGATTCGGTTCTGGATCAGATCATCAAGCAATGCCTTTGCCCACTGCATGAGCGGAGCAAGTCCTTCGGCCTTCGACTGCTCAAGCGCCGTTTCAGCGGTTGCGCGGTTCATGTCCTTCACGAACGCGGATGGCGGGATCGAGAACGCGAAACAGACGATGCGAGCAAGCCACTCGTCGAAATCATTCTTGATGAGCGAGTCGGTTTTTGTCAGATGGACTTGAGTTCCACCAGGAATGAACGCGGCGCCTGCCCGCGCCTCCTGGTTGCCCATCCGTAGTTCGTCCCAGAGCTTCTGGAACTGGTCGATCTGTGGGGGTTGCCACGTCTCGGGAACGCCGATGATCGCCTCGGGAATCGACCCGGAACGGAAGTGCTCAAGCTGTTGCGTGACGCGGCGGATGCCGATGTTGACGGTCGAAATGATCTGCTCGACCGGCGAGTATCCGTAGCTCTTGAACGAACGAGGGTTGCGCGGCTCGTAGATCAGTTCGTCCGTCGTGTAGTTGATCGCGGTGACGCCTTTGAGGTTCTGCTGATACGCGGGGGATGGAGCCTTGGGACGGCGTCCCCACTCATCCAGAAGCGGCTTGATCGTCGCGCCGTCCACCACCTCGAAGACGGGGATTTTGCCTGTGCGGTCGATGTAGAGGGTCGGGGCATCGATGACGAGAACATCCTCCACGAGCATCCGGATCCACGACGCGAACGTGTGGCATCCATCAGGCCGCGCCAAGAATGCTTTGATAGCATCGGCGGTTGAGTCGGTTTCGCCCGTCCGCTTGTCGACGACATTCCACGGCACGCCCGAAAGCTGATCCTTGCGAGTCTCGATGACAAGCCGCAGGATGTCGTAGTTGTCAGCCAAGAGCCGGAGGTCTTTGAAATCGACGGCGGCGTTGTCGTTGCTTTTGGGACGCGTTGAGACGTTGTATGCAACAGGGTAGTCGAATGCACGGCCACGGACAGCGGCATCAGGCGCGACAGGCGCAAGTGGCTCCAGGGGTCCGAACCAGTCAGGCGTCCGCCCCGAAACCACCAGAGACAACGCTCCCGCCACCCGCTGAACAAACGATGGCTCGAAGTTGGTCCCGGATGTGGCGGTACGCTGTCCCATGTGGATAGAACATAATCAATTCACCGCGCATCCACAACTTGTTCACATTCAGCGGCCCGCTTTGGCCCTCATGTAGTCGAGGAGGCCGGTAGGTCCACCGGTCAGGTGGGTAAAGGCGCGTGCCAAGGCGTCCAACTGGTCGTCGTGGACCTGCCCGTCTGTCTCCATCTCATCGATCAGCACGCGATTCCATGCCGCTCGCACCATCCGTACATTCCCGCCGTTGACCTGGGCGGCGAACGGCTCCCACCGCGTCCGCTTGGCTCCTGTCTCCGGCGATGTGGTGAAGCTCCACCCTGCAAAATCCCGGACCATGCTCTGCGCCTGATCCTTGCCTGCCTGTCCTGGGTCCTGCGGCCACGAGATCGGCACCGAAAAGCCATCCATCCCCGCCGTCTGTTTGGCAAAGGCGCGGGGTTCGCCGGTCTGCTTGCGGGCGATGTCGAGAATCCAGAAGATGCCCGACGAATCCCTCCCGAGCAATGCGCCGACCGTCCAGTCTCCTCCCCCCTCGGTTGCGCCAGCATCCCACCCTCGGCACATCTGGATTCCGGCGGGCGCGACCTCCTCGACAATGATCTTGCCCACCTTGATCGTCCCGCCTGTCGCGGGAATAGGTCGCTGCTGGTGCTGCCCAGCGAACCCCACCGGCCCAAGGATGCCGCGCTGCGACTCAACCGCGATTGCGTCGTCACGCTCCGGAAAGAACAGTTCACCCGCATCGGTTCGCGGGTCCATCGGGTGCGCCTCAGCATCCCCTGGTTCGTACTCCTGCCTGATGACGATGGTTGACCACGCTTCCGCGTCATTGGCAAGGAGCCAGCCGGTCAAGTCCTTCATGTGGGTTCGTTGCTGGATCAGCACACGAATACCCGTCTTCATGGACTTCAAACGGTTTTGGAAACGGTACCGATACGAATCCGTGACATCTTGCAGCTTGGTTTCCGATGTGTCTTTGGTGTCGTTGGGGTCGTCGAAAAACACCGCGTGGACGCGCTTGCCGGTGCCCTTGGATCCAATGGTCGTCGCTTGGCGCTCGCCGCCCTTGGTATTCCGGTACCACCCTTTTGCGTTCTGGTCCGCCGTCAACTTCCACGAGCAACCAAACCCGCGATACCATTCCGACGCCATCAATCCACGGCACTTCATGGAATCGCGCATCGAAACATCTTCCGCGCCCGAAATAAATAGAGTTGTCCACTCCGGCCACCATAACCAAACCCACGGCAAAAGCATTACCGCGACAAATGATGATTTGCCAGAGCCGGGAGGGACGTTAATTAATAGATTCCGTTTTGGCGCATTTCCACGGACAAGCGATTCCAATTCATCGCAGAATATGTCCATGTGCCAATTCCAGATTAAAGGCGTATCACCTTCACCTGGAATATGTTGCCATGCCTGTTTTGCGAATTCACGGAATGACCGAATAGCTAGTTCACGCTTCTTTTCCTCGACTCGCGCCGCCTGTTCAGCGAGGAGAGTCTTAACCCTGTCGGGCGTCGGCTTCACGGATCTCACGGGCGAGCTCTTCATCCGATAGATGGGAGTATGGCCGGACTACGGGCGCTCCTGGTGGGGGCGGCTCGTCTAGACCACGGACACGGCGGTACCCGTCCAGCGCCTTCCTGGAGGCATCAGCCAAGGCGTTCACCTCGCGACCGTCGGCAGCAAGCGGAAGAAGCGAGTTCGCACGGTGAAGGATCTTGACGAACAAGCCACCAGCAATCCGCATCACCTCAATGTCGGCATCTGCTTCGGCTTGGAATGCTTCTTCCACATTTTCGCACCGCGTACCCGGTTGCGTACTTTGGGGGATGCCTGCCAGGGTGGAAACGACGATTTCGCGCTTCCGTCCGTTCGCGTTCCGGGTTCCCCACGCCTCTTTCTCGGCACGGTGGCGGATTGCCGCCTCGGTCACCCCAAACTCACGCGCAAGCTCTCGGATGGGCTTGTCTGTCCCAATCCATGCGGCGCGTATGTCTGCCCACTGGTCTGATCTGAGTCTAGCCATGAGGTGAATCTACACTCCACGGATCAGGTAGACCAAAGGTTTGGAACAG